TCCAGTCCCGCACTTCCACCGACACCCGCCGGCTGTCCCATTGGCCCGGCTCCACATTGATTCCGCCTTTAGGGATCCTGCCAAGAAATTTATAATACGGCTCCTCACCATACGTGAACTTAGCGCGGATCCGCAGACCGTGCGTAAAACCAGGTCTGGCGCCGTACATTCCCGGCGAGTAATAGCCGATCATTCTCGCTGAATTGCTTTGTGAATTATTCAATTCGAAGAACATCTGCCCGGTTCCTGCGATCCGTTCGGATGGATGGTTATTTCGGATCCCATAGGAGGCCCGGCATGCCGAATCGATCACGTCCTCCGTGATATCCGTCCACACGCCGGGTGAGAACTCCGCCTCTAGGGCAAACGCTGCATCGAATCTCACTGCATCATCCTTACCGCATCCCGGAAGGCCACCGGAAGTATCCGTCCCAGGCTGTCGATCTTCGCTTCTAGTTGCGAGGTATCCAGTTGCGATCCGCTGTCACTTCCCGTCAGGAAACCGCTTACCCCCGGCACTTCCGGAAGCAGGTTCAGCCGCGCCGAAAATTGCGGCAGCGACTTCCCGGACAGGTCGGAGAGTGCGCCCTCAATGCCCCGCAGTCCTATTTCAAACGGTGTTGGGCTGCCAGGCTTGAAAATTTTTGACACATCAAGATTTTTAAGTTTTTCGGTCAAATCTCGGATCCAGCCCAGCACATCCTGCACAACTTTACTGATGCCGTCGAATGCCGGCTGGAGTTTTTCATTCAACCAGTTTGCCACTTTTTGAATTACAGGAAGCACTTTATCAGTAAAGTAGTCATACATTTTTTTGAAATTGGGCACCATTACATCTACGATGTATGCGCCGATCACCTTAAGTGCTACGATAAACAGCGTATTGATGAAATCCACGATTGTATTGAAAATTGGCATGATATTAGTAGAAATAAAATCCCATACTTTTTTCAATGCCGGTAGCAGTGTGTTCTCCCAGAATCCTTTTAGCTTTTCAATGGCCTGGGGAACATTATCTTGCAACCATGCCACCAGGTCTTTTAGCGCCGGTTTGGCCTTGTTTTCCCAGAAGTCCGTCAACGCCGTTCGTATCCCCAGGAAGTCGCTTTCCCACGCGCTACGCAGCAGCGCGACTACCGCTACCACCGCCAGGAAGGTACCGATCACTGGAGCAATCGCCGTGATGATGCTCACGATTGCCGGGATGACCACGGTTCCAACCGCCACGCCGATTCCGGTCAGCACGTCGCTCAGTTTAACGTTCTCAAGCACAAATGCCACAATCGGCTGGATCGCTTCCCATACCTGGCTGGAAAAATCCTGCACCTGCTGGACGATGGTCATAATGTTGGTTGCCAGCTCGGGCGGCAGCAGATTTCCGATCAGGGTCCCGAATGCCTCGATCGGCGATTGTCCGTTTGCCAGGTCAAGCAAGAAGTTTCCGAAGACCGCCGCGATATACTCGACGGTCGGCGCCAATTTATCCAGCTTATCCACCAGCACCGGAACATATTTTCCGGATAACCGCTCGAATACCGTTAACACAGTATTCAATGTCGGCAGGAAAGAGGTCCCGATCCGGTCCTTGGTATCCTGGAACTTGGCCTTCATTTTGGATAGACCGGCAGCCGCAGATTGGGTTACATCCGGCATCGATTCTGTGTTGGCTTTGAGTTTTTCAAGCACAACATCCATCATGCCGGCCTGAATCTGTGCCTTACTCAGTGAACTCTCTTCCACACCAAACATTTCCGCTGCCCGGGCTGTGGCCTCTGCCAGGCTGGCCTGGATCTTTAAATTGTCCAGGATAGGCGGACTCACCCGTCCCACGCCGGTCACTAAGCTGTCCAGCAAGTAGTTCATATCATCGCCGGTGGACATCGAGACCTTACTCAGGTACTTCATCGCGTCTGGGAGTCTCTTCGCAAAATCCAGACTTACCAGGCTGGCGGCATTATTGAACGATTTCATCAAATCGCGGTTAGCCACCATTCCGGCGCTGCCATCCTTCAGCGCATCCAGCATTGCCTTGCCGCCGATTCCGGCACTGTCCGCCAGTCCGTCGAAGGCGTCCGAGATATCTTTGATCGGCGCCGAGTCGATGGTCACTAGGCCCAGCGCCGTTCCGATACCCGCAATCACACCGGCAGCTGCTCCAACCCCGGAGAGGATACCGGCACCTGCTGTTTGCAAATGTCCGGCAATCTTATCGAGAGACGCGTTAACCTTGCTCCGCGCTTTCGACAGATCGCCGTCCAACTTGTCTAAAACCGCGCGGACGGGGACGTGCGCTTCGCCAAGAACTGTATTACCCATGTCTCACCTTATTGGTTCCAGAGATCATTTTTTTAGCTCTCTCTTTCATCTCGGCAAACTCTTTACGCCGTTCCATCAGCGCCTTGCCCTTCAGCGCCCGGCCTTTCGGTGCCGCCAGCAGCTGATTCAGCGATGGAATTTTCTTTGCCCGGCTCAACACGGCCACATGCCACGCCAGCCATGCCCGGCCGCGCTGCTCCTGGTCCATCCGCCACCCGGCTGCCCGGATGGTCATCTCCGTTTCGCGCGGGGTCATCGCCCAAAACTGCTCGACGGTCACCCCGCACTTGAGTGCCTCCATCATGAGCCCGTCAAAATCGTAGGGCTCACGATGGTCTACGGGTTTGGGTCTTCGGGTTCACCATCCTCCGCGGAATAGCTCAACACGCCGGCCACGGCTACTATTGTCACCTCAACCACCTGCGTAAAGCCGGCCTCGTCCATGACATCATAGGCATCTTTTAGCGTGACAACCCGTCCGCCTTCTCGACTATCCCTGCGTGCGGCTTCCATCCCGGATCGCAGGATATGAACGACTTCTACCATTCCGGAATTCCCGTTCGAGAATCCTTCCAGAATAGTCTGGATCGTCTTACCCAGCTGGCCTTCAATTTCTCCAATTGCAGCATTGGTGTACAGCACCCGCACCTCGCGCGATTCAAGCGGGATGATTCCTTCTTTCCGTGCGCCTTTCGCCATTAGCTGGTGGCCTCCACCCATTCGCCGTCAATGGTGAGGGAAATGCTGATCGTGCCCTCGCCCTGGTCCGGGAAGCTTTCGCTCATGCTGGTGATCAGTGCGCTCGCGGTCTCCTGCGTGACGCCGTCGTATTCCCGCGCCACCAGGATCAGCTCGCCGTCCCGGTTGGCGTCCCGCAGTGCCTGATAGGCCGCATCGGTCGGGACATATAGTGCATCCAGACTGATAGAAGCCCCGTACCGTCCGGCCAGCACCCGCTTGGCCCGGCTGTCTTTGGAACTCACGTCGATTTCCTCTGAGGTTTCCTCAAAGGTCACATCCCGCTGGGACCCCACCAGCTCGTATGCCGGCACGCTTGGGGTGCCGGTGTTTACCAACAACATGATGCTAGATCCGTTGACTGGCATTTCAAACCTCCTCAATTCTGATTGTTACAGTTACGATCCGACCCTGCGCGTTTTGCTCATCCGCAGTGATCGGTCCATCCACCATTGAATAGATCCATCCAAACCCGGTGACCGTCAGGCTTTGCCGGTGCAGCAGGGTTCGCACCCGCTCTGCGATCGCCTCCACCGTCTGGTCGCTGCCCAGCGGCGGCGCATAGCATCGCACATCCCGCCGGATCAACCGTCCCCGTGAAGTTTTCGTATCCGCTGGCGACTGGGTCACCTCCCCGGCCGTTACAATGCACGGCAGTTCTGAATCGCCCGGCCGCGGGTCGCTCGTAAAGATTGCCGGAGCACCCTTATACGTGCTCAGCATCGCCGTCAGCGTTGCATCCCCGGCCAGCTTGTTATAAATCGCCTGTGTCACCGCACCCATTCAAACCTCATATCATCGTGTCCGTAGGGGCGAGGCGTGCCTCGCCCAAACCTCTCTTTTAATGTCATTGCGAGGGAGCGCAGCGACCGCGGCAATCTCCCCGCTCCTTTACGCATTACTCACCCGCCAGCAGCCCCACGATCTCATCCGCGTTGTCGAACACCGCCGGCCGCAAATACGGGTGTGCCGCCGCGCTTTCGCTTCCGATTTCGATATAAAAACCGTGATGGCTCGCCCCGCTCCCCCGCGGTCCAACCTTCATCCCCACATCGATCACGATCGCATTCGACTCCTTCGTTACTGTATGCGTCAGCAGGTACTTCGACAGGTAATACCGGTAGTTTTTATCTCGTGGCGTGTCCGGGTCCGTGATCGCATCCAGCCGCCGCCGCGCCTCGCTTTCGAGGAAAACGCCGGTCAGCTCGGCATTGGCCATCAGCTCATCCATCGCCATTTTTTTCACCGCAACGGGGTCCCATTTCACAATGCTCATGCGCTCTCCGATACCTCATGCTGTTTCATCAGACAGTCGATCTCGTAATGGTGGTCGTCCAGAGAGGGATTCCGGATCGCCTCGATCTCCAGCACAGCATCGCCGCTCTCTGCCAGGTCACCGCGCTGGATGTCCACACCGGCCAGCGTGTACAGCACATGGCTGATC